CGCAGTAAAAAATTCAGCAACACCTTCATATCCCGTTACTTGGACAGCAGATACATTTTTCTCTGCCGGTACATTTATTTATTCAAATATCTTTACTTACCAAGTAACTACATCAGGAACAACTGGCAATTTAGCGCCTCCATATCCTGCTAATAACATTAACAACTATTCTAATTATCCGCCTAATACTGAGTTTTTAAACGGTACGTGCGGACTTACTTACGTTGGAAACGTTGAAAATATTAGTTATGAAGCGTTAAGTAACTTGATGGCAAATGCGCCATTGTCTCAATTACAAAGCAATACTGTAATTGATATTATTAATATTAACCTTTATTGGGGTAATACCCGTGTGCCGTTGGACTATTTAGCATGGTCTGACTTTAATGCACGTTTACGTTTCTGGCAAAACTACATTGGACGCCCTATTGCGTTTAGCGTTTATAGCCAAGACATGATTTATATTGGTCCAGTACCCGATCAAATCTATCAATTAGAGATTGATTGTGTAGTATTGCCATTGCCATTAACTTTGGCAAATGAAAATCAAACAGACTCTATCAATGATCCATATACAACGCCTGTTAAATTCTATGCGGCTTATTTAGCTAAATATTATGAACAGTCTTATGGTGAAGCTGAAATTTACAAACAAGAGTACGAAAAACATACCCTTTCTGTATTGCGGAGTACCTTTACTAGACGTATCCCTAGTGTTTATAACGGACTATAAACATGGCAGCATCTCCAGAGCAAAAGAAGTCGTATCAGGTCATAAAGAACTTTAAAGGCATTGATACTAGGGCTAACCGTACTGCCATTTCAGAAGATGAGTTTTCTTGGGTTGAAAATGCTCAGCCTATTGGTTTTGGTAATCTCAGAATTATTCCTGCACAAACAGCCGCACTTAATTCATCAGGTAATGCTGTTGTTTTTGGCAATACTGTTAGTTATTTAAACTCAGTTAATCTTGGTTTAAATGATTATGTCATTGCATTTAAATCAGACGGTGGCGCTGAATATTACAATGTAGAGACTTTGACGCAAGGAACAATTGCTGCGCCTGGCACATTTTCTGATGCGGGAGTCACAATCACGCAATGGGAAAATACACAGGTTCTTATTCTTGACCCATACTTGGGTTATTTTTGTTGGGATGGTACTCATCTTGTTCAAATCGGTTCTATTGGCAGTATTGGCATCACTAATCCTGGTGCTAACTATACTTCTGCTCCAACGGTTACTGTCTCCGCACCTAGCAATGCAAATGGCGTTAATGCAACTTTAGTTTCAAGCATTACTACGGGTTCTGGCGGTGTTTTAAACATTACCATGAGCAATATTGGTTCGGGATATACTTCTGTGCCAGCCGTGACAATTAGTGCGCCTAATGCAACAGGTGGTACGCAAGCAACAGCAACAGCAACAATTCAAAGCGGAAACGTGGTTGCTATTGGCGTAACTAATCCAGGATCAGGTTATACATCCCCTCCGACAGTTACCATTACAGGTGGTGGCGGAACTAGCGCTGCGGCTAACGCAACAATTTCAGTCGGTACTGTAAACGCTGTTGCAATTACAGATGCAGGTTATGGCTACACAACTTCACCAACAATCACATTTAGCGGTGGAGGTGGCACTAATGCAGCCGCTATAGCAAGCGTTTTAACTTTTGCCTATGGCACACTATCACTTTTTGTAGAAAACGGCGGCAGTGGCTATACAAATGCGGCTAACGTGGTTATTACCATTAGTGGTGGCGGTGGTAGCAATGCGGCAGGTACAGCCATTGTTTCTGGTGGCACAATTACCGAAGTCATTATGACTAATAACGGTACTGGCTACACTAACGCATCAAATGTGACTGTAACAGTGTCAGGCGGTGGTGGTAGCGGTGCAATATTGACGCCAATCGTCAATAATAATATTAATACGTCTATTGCGACATTTAGTGGTCGAGTATGGATAGCATCAGGACGGACTGTTTATTATTCAGCCGCAGGATCATTCAGTGATTTTTCATCTGTTTCTGCTGGATCAATAACTATTACTGATTCAACTTTGCACGGCAATATACAATACTTATTATCAGCCAATAACTTTTTATACATTTTTGGTGATGACAGCATCAATGTATTTTCAGATGTGATTGTTCAAAGCAATGGTACAACAGTGTTTACTAATACTAACGTGTCTGCGTCTGTTGGTTCTAAACGTCCATTTGCTATTTTCCCGTACTTCCGTTCAGTATTGTTTATGAATGATTACGGCATTTATGCTTTGGTTGGTTCTACTACCAGCAAATTGTCTGATCCGTTAGATGGAATTATTCCTAACATTGATTACTCAAGTCCAATTTATGGCGGACAAGTATTGTTAAATAACATTTTGTGTGCGGCATTTAATTTTAGATATTACGATGCACAATTCACACAAAGCTATCGTTACATTCAAGCCATTTTCTTTGAAAAAAAATGGTTTATTACTAGCCAAGGCAATTCGTTGTATGCAATTACTTCTGCGCCAGTAAACGGAAAAGTTGTATTGTTTGGTGTATCTGGATCAAGTTTGTATCAACTTTATGAAAATAACACAGCAAATGTAGCAAGTATTGTGCAAACTGCATTGTTGCCGATGACAGACCCAATACGTACTAAACAAGCATTAAAATTTGGTATTGAAGCAACATTAACGACAGGCGGATTAATCAATCTTACAGTAGATTCTGAAATTGGTTCTAGCGCCCCAGTAGCACTTCAAAATACAGATGGATGGACTAATAATAACGGACAGACTATTCCTTGGATAAATAATAGTTCTGTTGTAATATCATGGTCATTCGTAAGCGGTTATAATCTGTACAAAGGGGATGCACAACAGTGGGGTAAATACTTGGGATTTACGATGAAATCTAATTCGCCTAATTTTGTTTACAACACGTTTGAATTTGAACATGAATTGAGAGTGAGGTTCTAATATGTCAGTCCCATATACCTTTGCAACTGCAACATCATCCATTCCGCTATCTCAATTAGATAGCAATTTTGCTACTGCAATTACGCTCGGTAGCACAAATCTTTATCTCGGCAATACGACAACATCTATTGCGGGATTAGCCAATGTTTCATCTACAGTTTTAACATCGCCAATCCTTAATGCTGGCACTTCTACTGCGCTTCAATTGCAATCTAATGGAACGACTGGTATTTACATGGATACAAGTCAGAACGTAGGAATTGGTACAAGTAGTCCAAGTTATAAATTAGACGTGAATGGATCAACTAGAATAGGTGGCGGAAATTCGTTTTATGCAACAGGAAATAGCTATTTAGGTTCATCTAGTGGCTCTTATTCAACATTCCTTACCTCTAATGTCAATTGGAATTATGATGAATTAGTTATTCAGCGTAATGCTTCCAATACATCTAATGTAAGATTTTTAGGATTTTATCTAGATGGTGATACAACAGGTAATACTAACTTTAGTGCATATCCAGGTTTTCAAGTAAGCTATTCTGGAAGCCCAACAACAGGCTCAACATCTATTGGATTAAGTGCATCACTTAATATTGCAACTACTTCAACAATGACGTTTAGTCGCAACGTAAGTGGAACAAGCACTGAAAGTATGCGTATTGATTCTAGTGGCAGATTATTAGTTGGAACTACTACTCCTTATGACGTAAATTCTATTGCTACATTTTCAAACTCAACTCATGGTTTAAGTGCAGTAACTACTGCTACAGGTGGTGGTTGGTACGCACTTGAATGTGGTAGAACTGGCTCAACAGGTAAATTTATTGGATTTACATATCCAAGTGCCGCAACTGAAGTTGGTTCAGTTAGTTATAACGGAACAAACACTCTTTATAATGCAACTTCTGACCAACGACTTAAAGAAAATATTGTTGATGCAGAAACAGCATTTGAAACAATTAATCAAATTAAAATTCGTTCTTTTGATTGGATTGAATCTAAAGTGCATGAAACACATGGTGTTATTGCTCAAGAACTTCAACAAATTGCTCCTCAATGCGTAACTGAAGGAACAACAAATGAAGATGGTTCTATGGGCAGCCCGTGGCAAATAGATACTTCACCATTAATTCCATTGTTAATTAAATCTATTCAAGAACTCAAAGCTATCGTAGACACACAAGCAGAACAAATCAAAGCCTTACAAGGAGCAAAATGATGGCAACAACAATAACATGGACTATTAATTCACTTTCAACATCCACTCAAGAAATTAACGGATTTAGTGAAGTTGTATTACAAGCTGCTTGGCGTTGCACAGGTACAGATGGCACATATACAGCATCTAACTATGGTTCTGTATCAATTGCAGAACCACAACCTAGCGACCCTAATTTCATTCCTTTTGCTCAATTAACACAAGCAGAAGTATTAAATTGGGTATGGGAAACAGTTAATCAAGCTGATGTAGAAGCATCTGTGACTGCTCAAGTAGCTAATTTAGCTAATCCACCAGTAGTGCAACCGCCACTACCTTGGGCTACGCCACCAGCAAATGTAACAACAGATTCAACAACAACCAATTAAGGGGATTTAAATGGCTATTCAATTTGCAGTAGAAGATAACGAAGCACAATTTATTTTGCAAGTATTGGGTCAATTGCCGACTCAATCAAATGCTTTTCCTTTGTATAAAAAATTATTAAGTCAGGCACAATCACAAGCGCCAGTTCAAGATGCTCCGCCTTCTGATACGCCAGCTCAACCAGAGGGAACTGCACAATGAGTGTAAGCGCACCGTTTACCCCTATGGGGAATACAGTCATCATCACGGCACAAAATCCAGCGCCAACACCTGTACAATTAATTTCATACAGTGCGGCAGCTAGTCAGTACCGTGTTATTAATTCTGGGACAACCATTGCTTTTCTAGGTTACGGTGGTAATGCGTCAACTGCAACCGCAGGGGCAAATACACCTAATACTTCACTATCAAATTGCATCCCATTATTACCAGGTACAGATGAAGTTTTAACTTTTGTTCCTAATGCTTATTTCACTGCTAACGCATCAACTAGCACTGTTTTATACATTACTCCGGGCGATGGTGATTAATGTTAAAAACCGTAGCGACAATAGGCTCGTTAGATTATTTAGGTACTTGGAACGCTAGTACCAATAGTCCAACTTTGACTTCTGGCGTAGGTCAGACAAATGGTTATTACATTGTTTCTGTCGCTGGCAATACAAATTTAGACGGTATTACTAATTGGAATGTAGGTGATTGGGCTATTTTTAATGGCACTACATGGCAAAGAATTGAAGGCGGAAACGCTGAAACATTTTCTAATATTACCGTCACAAGTCTTACTGGCTATATGTATGCCAATGGAAGCAATCTTGTTACTGCTTCTACTACAATTCCTGTAGCAAATGTTACGGGCGCTGTACCAAACACAGTCAATGTTTTATCTAGCGGATTATTGTCAGGTGGCGGACCATTAACAGGTAACGTCACTATTACGCTTACAAGTGTGCCAGCCGCTAATGTGACTGGTCTTGGCACAATGGCTAGTCAAAATGCTAACTCAGTAACTATTACTGGTGGTAGCGTATCTAACGTCAATATTGCTAATTCAACCATTACTAATTACGTTAATGTCACACCAACCAATACTGCACCAACTGTTCAAACAGGCAGATTATGGTACGACTCTAATGTAGATGCTTTGGCTTTTTGGACTTCTACTGGGTATGAAGTCAATCCAGGTCAACAAGTCGATCAAGTTTGTTATAACAACACAGGCTCAACAATTCCTCAAGGTACTGCTGTTTATTTAAG